TTTACTGGATCACTAGGTTACACAGGATCATTTGGTTACGACGGTTCACAAGGTTACACAGGTTCAAGAGGTAATTTAAATATTACAACTTCTTCAACACCTCCAGTAAGTCCTTCTTTAGGAGATATTTGGTTAGATTCAAATACTGGTATTCAATACTTCTATGAAGATGATGGTGATTCACAACAGTGGGTAGAATATGGAAACGTTGGTGTAGTTGGTTACACAGGTTCTGCTGGTACAGGAATTAATATGCCTGCTACATCAAACGTAAACATTGATGCTAGTAACTCAAACGTAAAAACTCTTAATACAAATGCCACAGTTACATTTAGTAACTTCAGTGGAACTATTTTAGTAAACGATATATTAGATGGTGTAATGTATGAGTTTTTAGTAGGTTCTGGAAAAGTTTGGATATTAGGTTCTACAAATGGAAGTTGGACACCTTCATCATCTTCTCCAACAACATCAGCTAGTGTTTCAAGTTATGTAAGCATTGAATTTACAGGTGGTAACTATGTATTTACAAATTTAGCATCTAGTAGAAATTATAACTTCTTTACAGTTAAAACACGAAACTCTGCTTAATTAAGAAAGGGGTGAAATCATGTCTATTAATTTCCCTTCATCTGGCTTAACAGCCAACGTATCAACATACACATTAAACGGCCGTACTTGGTTATGGACAGGTTATGCTTGGAAGTTACAAACAGTAGTTGCTGGTTATACAGGTTCATTAGGTTATTCTGGTTCACAAGGTTACACAGGTTCAATTGGTTATACCGGCTCAGTTGGTTTTGTAGGTTCAGTTGGTTACACAGGTTCAATAGGTTACACAGGTTCAGTTGGTGTTGGATATGGAGGTTCAAGAGGCTTTGATGGATCAGTAGGATTTACAGGAAGTTTAGGTTATACAGGTTCAAAAGGAAATCCAGGAAATGATGGTTCACAAGGACCTACAGGTTACACAGGATCGATAGGCGCTACTACAGCTTATGTTTTTGATGGAGGAGATCCTACTTCAAATTATTCAGGTGGGCCAGCTTTTGATTGTGGCGGAATTACTTAAAATATATGAAAATTATAAATTTTATTATAGATAAATATAAAGAGAATTAAAATAAATGGCAAATATACAGTTTCAATTTAGACGAGGTACCGCAGCCCAATGGACTACTAATGGTACAGTAGTATTAGCATCGGGAGAAATGGGTATTGAAACAGATACATCCAAGTTTAAGATTGGTGATGGTTCAACTCAATGGAATAGTTTAGCATACGGCGGTATTCAAGGTTACACAGGTTCAAAAGGTTTTACAGGTAGTTTTGGTTATGCTGGATCTGCTGGTGATAGATATCACACAACTTCAACAACTAGTTTAAATTTATCTACTTATGCTCTTACTGATACAATTTCATTAACAACTGTAGATTTAGAATTAGATTATTCACCTCAACAAACAATTTTAATTGCTTCTACAGCAACACCAACAAATCATATTCATGCTAAAGTATTAACATACAATGCTTCTACTGGAGCTTTAACTGCTGAAGTTTCAGATATTACAGCAGCTGCTAATTCTACATTAACATCTTGGGAAATTAATTTAGATGGTGCTGTTGGTATTAGAGGGTTTACAGGTTCTTTAGGTTATACAGGATCAAGAGGCTTTGATGGTTCAGTAGGATTTACAGGATCTATTGGTTACACAGGTTCAAAAGGCTTTGATGGTTCTTTTGGTTATACAGGTTCAAGAGGCTTTGATGGTTCAGTAGGATTTACAGGTTCAATAGGATATTCAGGCAGTAAAGGTTATGACGGCTCAACAGGATTTACAGGTTCAATTGGTTACACAGGTTCAAGAGGCTTTGATGGCTCGGTTGGATTTACAGGATCAAAAGGATTTGATGGATCAGTAGGATTTACTGGATCAAAAGGCTTTGATGGTTCGGTAGGATTTACAGGAAGTTTAGGTTATACTGGATCTGCTTCAACTGTTGTTGGTTACACAGGTTCAAAAGGTTTTGATGGTTCAGTTGGATTTACAGGATCTGCTGCTACAACAGGAACAATTACATTTAGTACAAATACAATTTCGGGTGCTTCAAATACAAACATCACAATTAGTCCAAATGGTACAGGAAAAGTTGATGTAAATAGTAAAGCTATCATAAATGTAACAGATCCTACAAACGCACAAGATGCTGCTACTAAAAACTATGTAGATAATGCTACTTCTTCATCAGCTACTACAGGTTTTGCTATAGCTCAGGCCATTGCCCTTGGTTAATATTATTATTATAAATATAGTAAAAAGACTTATAAAAGGTATGAAATGGCAACTCCAGCTACAAGAGAGACATTAAAACAATACGCTTTACGTTCATTAGGTAAACCAGTTATAGAAATTAACGTGGATAATGATCAATTAGAAGATCGTATGGACGAGGCATTACAATTCTATGCTCAACATCATTATGATGGAATAAGAAGAACATACCTTAAATATAAATTAACAGAAACAGATAAACAAAGATTACAAGCTTCTACTCCAACTACGGAAACGGCCACTAAAAATGGAGTTTCATCAACTTGGTATGAAGCAAATAATTACATTGTAGTTCCTGAATCTGTAATTTCTGTTATCAACATATTACCTTTTTCTGATAAAGCAAATTTAAATATGTTTGACGTAAGATATCAATTACGTTTAAATGACCTTTATGACTTCGCTTCAACATCAATTATCAACTATGATATGGTGTTAAGACATTTAGATTTTTTAGATCAAATATTAGTAGGACAAAAACCTATAAGATTTCAACAACACGATAATAGATTATATATTGATATGGCTTGGGATTATGATTTACAAGTAAACGAATATCTTGTTATTGAGTGTTATAGAAAATTAGATCCAAATACTTACACGGATGTTTATAATGATATCTGGTTAAAAAGATATATAACGGCTCAATTCAAAAGACAATGGGGAAGTAATCTAAGTAAATTTAATGGTGTAACAATGTTGGGTGGTGTTACATTAAATGGTGATAAAATATTTACAGAAGCTCAAACTGAAATAGAAAAACTAGAAAAAGAAATAAGAGATTCATACGAAATAGCTCCAACATTTATGATAGGATAATGTATGGTTGTAATGAATCATTATTTCCAAAATGGTAACGGAATAGGAAACTTTTCCGAACAAAGACTCCACGAAGATTTAATCATAGAAGGCCTAAAGATATATGGTAATTTAGTTTACTATATGCCTAGAACATTGGTTAATAAAGATATCATATTAGGTGAAGATGTTGCTAGTAGATTTAAATCTGCTTGGCCATTAGAGGCCTATTTTGAAACTTCTGAAGGGTTTGCTGGCCAACAAGAAATCATTAATAAATTTGGTTTAGAAATACGTGAAGATACTACATTTATGATTTCTAAAAAAAGATTTGAAGATTTAGTAAGTTCACGTCTTGCTGCTCATATTGATGATCCTAACAATTCTTTAATTGCTGATGGCCGTCCTAATGAAGGAGATATAATCTATCTTCCTTTAATGAACAGTTTTTTTGAAATATTATTTGTAGAAGATCAACAACCATTTTTTCAATTAGGCAATTTACCAGTTTATAAATTAAGAGTAACTCGTTGGGAATACTCAAACGAACAATTAGATACAGGCGTTCAGGCCATTGATGATAAGGAAGCTGCTTTTACATTAAATCAATTAGATCAACATTTTTCTTTAGAAGATGACAGTGGTGCTTTATTATTAGAAAACGATACTGTAAATGATAATATAAATTATTTCTTATTAGAGACTTTTGATGAAAAAATTAATTCAACTTATGCTAACAATAATGATTTAGATACTGAAGCTGGGTTTGATACTGCTTCAACGGCTGACGATATATTAGACTTTTCGGAAACAAATCCGTTTGGTGAACCAGGAGGTTATTAATGTTTGGGGATTTTTATTACAATGAAGGACTAAGAAGATTAACTGTCGCTTTTGGAACAATATTTAATAAGATACAAGTTAAAAAGGCCGATACTAGTGGCAATCAAATTCAAAGTATAACTGTACCGTTGGCTTACGGACCAAAAGAAAAGTTTTTAGTTCGTTTGGATCAACAAAAAGATTTACAAGATAGAGAATTTGCTATTGTATTACCTCGTATGAGTTTTGAAATAACAGGTATTATTTATGATGCTGGTAGAAAATTAACAAGAGTTCAAAAATTAAGAACACCGAAAACATCTACAAATACAGGTGTTAATTTTAATTATACTCCAGTGCCTTATAATATTAATTATACTTTAAATATATTTACAGCAACGGCTGAAAATGGTTTACAAATTGTAGAACAAATATTGCCTTATTTTCAACCAGACTATACTGTTACGATAAATTTATTACCTGAATTAGATATTAAAAGAGATGTGCCTATAGTTTTAAACAATGTTAATTATGAAGATAGTTATACAGGAAATTTTGAACAAAGAAGAGCTGTCATTTATACATTAAATTTTACTGCTAAAACATATCTATTTGGGCCAGCTTCTACACAAAAAGTTATACTTTCTACTCAATCTGACGTTTATAGTAATACGAATACAGTAGATAAGGCCAGAGAAGAAAGAATTACAATAGTACCTAATCCAACTACTGCGGATGTTAATGATGACTTCGGATTTACAACAACCATTGAGGTTTTTAGTGATGGTAGAAAATATAATAAAACAACAGATAAAGATGAGTAATCTTATAAATATACAAAAAGGAATTTTCTATGGCATTAAGCAAAATTAAAACAAAGTCTATAACTGATG